TACACGCTGTGGAGCTTGGATTGTTAGAGATGTTGTCCATAAACGTAGGCAACGCAACGATCAGTATGCTGACGAATGTAAAGACTGTCGTGATGTACGCAAATACAGTGAAACGTATTTCCTTCGCACCGTCATCCGTAAACATCCAACACTAGGCAAAATAGAATGTTTAGCTTGGAATGGTGAGATTGACGATAACTGGAATCCGATAGATGAGAACGGTGAACTGTATCGCCCTGGCAAAAGACTTTGTGGTGCTAAAGATTGTGTGAGCATACATCACGTTATTTCACCTGAACCGTTGACTGTTTCAGATACAGAGCTAATACTTGGTATGCATGAGATGCAGCAACACAACAGAAAAGTAAGGACAAAGAATGACTAAATTGCGTGTAGGAAGCCTGTTCAGTGGCTATGGTGGGTTAGATTTGGCTGTGTTGAATGTGCTTGATGCTGAGATGGCTTGGCACTGTGAATGGGAAGATGCACCATCAGCAATCCTTGCAAAACACTTCCCTGACGTGCCTAACTATCGTGACGTGTCAAAAGTAGATTTTACACAAGTAGAGAAAATAGACATTCTTACAGGTGGATTTCCATGTCAAGACTTATCTTTGGCAGGTAAAAGAGCAGGACTAAAAGAAGGAACAAGATCAGGGCTTTGGCATGAGTTTGCTAGAGCTATAGAAGAACTACAGCCAAAACTGGTTGTTATAGAAAATGTTAGGGGTTTACTAAGTGCTAAAGCAGATAACGGAATGGAATACAGTCAAGAAGATTTGGATGATTGGGGAAGCAGACCTGTTTTCACAGCAATACAAGCCGTACTCGGGTCGCTGGCCGATATCGGGTATGATGCGAAATGGTGTGGTTTACGAGCTGCCGATGCAGGAGCACCCCACAACCGATTTAGAGTCTTCATCATCGCCTACCCAAGTGTTCGGGACTCCAACAACAGCAACTAGCGGTAGAAGCCCTGAGTTTCGTAAAGGCAGTAACCCTAATCCTGTTGAGTTTGCTGAAGACTTGATTGCTTCAGGTTTATTGCCTACGCCAAACACGATGGAGCATAGGGAAGTCAAAACGCTTGAACAGATTGCAGAATTGAAGAAGCGTAGCCCTGGTGGTTATCGTAATCTTCGTGAGTCTGTAATCAACGAGTTACCTGAAGAAAACTTACTGCGTACACCTAGTGTTGTTGATTCTACTGGTGGGGCTATCAGTGAAACTCAGGCTAGAGAGCGTGGCAGGATGGTCAAGGTTGCAGATCAGGTTGCCGAACTAGCTGCAGAGAATGGTTTGCAGGTCAGTGAGTCTATAAAGAACAGTTTGTTGCCTACCCCTGCAGTTGGGCACATCCGTAATCATGATGAACCGATTGAAAACTATTTAGAACGTAGGCAAGATTTTATTGAAGGTAGAACTAAGGGGATGCCTGGTGCAAGTTTAGGTGTGGCAGTACGCATGGAGATGTTGCCTACCCCACAGGCTTTGGAAGGGCATCATGGAAACAATTTGTCTGTTGAGCATAGAGAATCACAAGGACGTCAAGTGATGCTGTCAAATCATGCTGTTGATTTTGCAAACGCTGAAGTTACATTATTGCCTGAAACTAATTGGGGTAAGTTTGCTCCTGCTATTGAACGCTGGGAGAGTCTAACTAGGGTTGCTCCTGCACCTACTAAGCCTGATGGTAAAGACGGTAATCACCGTTTGTCTGCAGAGTTTACTGAGTGGATGATGGGGTTGCCTGAAGGTTGGGTTACAGCTGAAGACATAGGGCTAAAACGTAACGATCAACTTAAGGCTTGCGGTAATGGTGTTGTGCCTCAACAGGCTGAACTGGCTTTGCGTATTTTGCTTCAAGGCATAGATTTTGAGTCAACGATTCGGGGGGGTTATCTAGCGTGTTGCCTACGCCTACAGTAATGGATCAGCGTGATGGAAAGTATCTTCGCACTGTCGCTATCAAGAACCTGGAGAATGGTGTGAACAGGGGTTTGAACCTAAATAATGTGGTTGAAGCTATTGGCGTGGATTGGCAAGATGGAGATACTTTTACGATGACTGAAGATGGATTGAAGAAGAACTAATGAAAAATAGGACAAGTAATGGGATATAAAGAGATGGACTTAGTTTGGGCTAAGTCACAGGCCACAAGGCTAGATAAGTTTGTGTTACTTGCAATCGCCAAAACCTATAACCCTGGCAAAGGTTCTTACCCTAGTCAAAAGCACATAGCTAAGATGACTGGTATCGCTGACCCTAGGGGAGTTCGTAGATCACTGCAACGCTTGACTGAGTTAGGTGAACTTGTGTGGGTTCGTGGTAGCAATAATTCAGGTAAATCTAATGTCTATTACATTACGTTTATTGAGCAACCAGTTACCAAATTGACCGCTATTTCAGATACCAAAATGACCGCTGTAAATGACCAAAATGACCTGTTAACCAGTAGCCAAATTGACCCCCTATTAAATAAAGGATTAGATAACTTATTAGATGCAGGAGAAGTTGTTTTTGATTCAAGTTTTGCTAGTCCGTTTATGAAGCTGTGTGTTGATCGGGTTGCGGGTAGGTTGACTCCGTTGCAGGTGCAGGATTTGCTTGAAGCGTTTGCTTCTTCTTATGATTGCAGTTCTGCGTATACCGATGTTATTCGTGTAGGTCGTTTTTATAAGTTACTTGATTCTGCTGCTTCGCAGGCTGAAAGGGAAGTCCGTTGATGACTCAGAGTATTGATTTTGAAGAGCTTGTGGTTGGTTGCTTACTGGAGTCTAGGGGTATCGGGTTTAGTACGGTTCAGTTGCAGGCAGATGACTTTGATTCGCCTTGGTTTAGGCAGGCTTACGCTGTGATGCTGGATGTTTACGCTGATAAGGGTTTGTTGGATGTTTGGCTTGTGTTGGAGCGTATCGGTGAGCCTGTTGTTAGGCAGCGTGTTTTAGATAGTTTGAACATGGCGTTTGTGCCTGCTCATCTTCCGTTTTATGTGTCTAAGGTGATGGAGAAGAGTGTTGACCGTCAGTTGCAGTTGTTGGCGTTGGATGCTCAGGCTGGGGGTGATGTTCAGACTCGTATTGATTTGATGCGTGGCAAGTTGGATCAGTTGAAAGTTGTTCAGGATGTTGAACTGCCGTTTTTGGCTTGGGATTTGCAGATGATGCTAAATGACGTGTTGAGTCCGAAGGCGTTGATTAAGACTTGCTTTGCAGGTTTGAATAATCTGATTGTGGGTTTGAAGCAGAGCAGGCTTTATGTGTTTGGGGCAAGACCTGGTGTGGGTAAGACTGTGGTTGGTTTGCAGTTGGCTTGGGAGATTGCTAGGGAGCAGGATGTGTTGTTCTTTAGCTTGGAGATGGATAAGACGGATTTGTTGAAGCGTGTTGTGGCAGGTGAGTTGGACATTGATTTGGGTTTGTTGGAGAAGGGTGCAATCACTGAGAAGCAGAAGAAGGATGTCAATGAGTTGATTGGTAGAGTTCATAACCGTCTGATTGTTGCTGATAAGGGTGGTCAGACTGTTGCTCAACTTCGTTCTTATTTGATTGCTGTTCAGGCTAAACGTAATGTTGAAGTTGTGGTGGTGGATTATTTGCAGTTGATTGCAGCTAGTAACCCAAAGGCTAGTGCTTATGAGAAGGTCAGTCAGATAAGCATTGATCTAAAGAATCTGGCTAAAGAGTTCAATGTGGCTGTGGTTGCTTTGGCACAGCTGAATAGGCGTGTAGATAACAAACCTGATGATAAACCGAATGCTTCTGATTTGCGTGATTCAGGTCAGATTGAGCAGGATGCTGACGTTATTGTTATGCTCTCTCGCAAGCAGAGTGAACTTGATGTTGCTAGAGATACAGCAATACTTACTAAGGGTCATGTTGATAAGTTGGCGTTTGGTAGTAAGAGTTTGATTACGATGGATGTTGTAAAGAACAGGCATGGTGCTACAGGTAGTTTTGACAGTGAGTTTGATGGGGCTAAGAGCAGGATTCGGGAGTTACGTGTTGCAGGATAATCAGGTTGAGTGTTGTCGTTGTGGGTTTAGGTGGGTTGTGAACGCTGAGAAGCGGGGTCGCAAAGACCTTAAATGCATAAGCTGCAGAGTCAAACCTGCACATACGATTCAATACGGCAAGTTGCGTTGCACTCCACATCAGGGCAGTCTTGATGCAGATCTAAACCCTGTAGACGATAAAGGCAGAATCGTGTTGCCTGGGGTTAGGGTTTGTGGTCATAGGGATTGTGTGAATCCTACACATATT